TTCTCCCTCCTTCAAATTTCGGATTTCGGAGTCAACTGCGCTCCCCAGAGCGCCTCCACGCAAGGGGCTCCGGGGAGCGCGGTTAGCCCTGCAGTAGCTTCAGCCTTCCGTTTTATCTTTACCGCCAGGTCCCGTCGTCGCTGAGGCCAGCGACGCGCAACCGGCGGCTTCTCCACCAGCTGTCCTCAAGCTTCCGGGCAGCCCGTTCCGGGATAGCGACAACTTGCCGCCAGCCATTGTCCCCGTACCAGGGGCCAGCGACCTGGACCACCTGGTTAGGGGCCAAGCGTAACCATTGCGCTACGCTATACGCGTCGCCCCAGCTGTAACACGCGAAGTGTCCCCGCGGAGCTTCTTCGGCTTCCTCCCGTTCCCCCCGCCAGTACGCGCAGCACTGGCGGCACGCAGCGGGGAGGAGATAGAGCTCGAACGGCTCTATCTGCCGGAGGGCCTCAATGGTTTCCTCCGGCAGCCAGCGGCAGTGATAGGCTACAGTAGCTGCCAGCATAGTTGCACCTCCTTTCAATTCCCGTATCTGGTGATAAAAATACCCGGGGAGTTTTGCTCCCTGTTCTTATTCGGCGTGCTCCCGGGAAAATCCTGCCTTACAGAAGTTCAATGGACCAGTAGTGGGGGCAGTTGTGATAACCTGCCTTAACTTTTCGGAATATGACCAATCCTATTGCATTCCAGTAGCCACAAAAATTGCCTTCGTTATAGAGACAATCTTTGCATGTGATTAAAATGTCACCGTACATGCTATCCCCCCTTTCATAAGATTTGGCCTTGCGCCGGGCCGCGGCCCAGAACTTGTGGGCCGCGGTCTAACTGGTAGGCAGTTTTACGCCATGCCCAGGGCGCGGTTTTGGTTCACCACTTCAGCAGGCGTCGGCGGTGCAGTATCTCTATCGCGTCTTCGTCCGACGCCTCGATTTCCGATATGGCGGCCTCCAGCGGGTCGCCACCCGAGGGCTTCCCGGTGCCCCCGCACGTCGGGCAGGGGTCACCCAGGAAGCCCGTGCCCTTGCACTCCAAGCAGGGTTCAAACTCTGCCTTCTGGACCAGGTGGTAGCGCCCGGTATAGTCCCAGTAATACTGGGCTTCCTTGACTTTCACCTTGCCCGTCCCGTAGCAGAAAAGGCATTTCTTTTTTCCGGTGCCGTTGCACGCCCGGCACTTGGTGCCGAAGTGGCACGCAGGGCATCCCTCGCCGCGGAGGAACCGGTGCGCCTCGTCCGGGGCCATGTCTCCGTGCTTGACCCCGTAGGCGTCCCAGGGCTCTCCACATACGGTACAGTAAATGTCGCCCATCCTTACCCTCCTTTCCGGTCGATTTCCGGTGGCAGCGCGCCCCTTACGAGGCGCAGCCGCCCTTCCCGCAGGTCCTCCGCCAGCCAGCGGAGGTCGGCGGGTTTGGTAGCCCCCGCCGGAATGCCTCTATGGTCCGGGATGTGCCAGTAGTACGTGCCCACTACCGTTTTCATCAGGCAGCGGTAGCGGTGCAGGACCGCCGGCGACGTGCTCTCGAAGGTGGCTACCCAGTTGGGCTGGGATTCCAGCCATTCCAGTTCCGTCACTCTCTTCCCTCCTTTTCCTCCCACGCCTCGGCTTCGAGCAGCGAGAAGGGCTCCCTCACGGTTATAATTTCCACCGCGCCTTTCCCGTAGGCATCCACCGACGCGATGAGAGCCTTGATCATCTCCTCCCAGGCCATGGAGGAGTGGTAGAAGCCCTTACATCGGTCGGGGTTGAATACCCACGCGAGCAAACGGCAGTGCACCAGTGCGGCCTCCAGGGCCTCGTGTATCTTCTTCAGGTGGTAGTCCGCCCTGTGGCCTTCGATCAGCTCGGCCTCGCACCAGACCCCCTGTTTGTCGGTCCACCAGCGCAGGGGCTCCCACCACCGGCCGGTGGGGTCCTGGACGTACATGATTCGGCGGCGGACCTCTTCGAGCTGCTCGGGGTCGTCGGCGACTTTGACGACTCTCCTGTAGAACGGCACCTTTTCACCTCCTTCCGGCAGATGGGGCATAGGGTCGCGTTGTTCTTGCGCCGCTTCAGCCTCTTTTCCAGCTCCCATCCGCCCTCCCACACGCGGGCCACCTCGAAGCCGATGCCGGCCTCCAGCATGGCCCGCACGAGCTTCGCCCCGTCGCCCCGGCGGTGCCTGGCGATGCGGGCCTCCAGGCTCTCGTGGCCCGTGCAGCCCAGGTAGTGCCGGGCGTGGTGCAGCGGGCGGTGGAAGTGGAGCAGGTAGACGTACATCAGTCCCACCACAGGGTGACCGCGGTCACGGGGTCGGTCAGGTATTCGGGCTCGTCGGCTCCCGTGAGCCGGGCCAGAATGAACCCCTCCGCGCCGCTAAGGGGCCTGTGGAACTCGACGGTCACCAGATCGTGATCCTCCACGATCACGCCTGCGGTGGGCAAAGCCCGCAAAAGCGCGATCATGAAGTCCATCTCCGGCTGGGCGTTCACGCCCCACCGCCTGGATCTGGCCAACTCCGCGCGGATTTGCTCCTCGGTCATGTCGGCCGCGGCCGGGGTGAAGTACCCGAAGCATTTAGAGTGATCCCGGCCCTGGTCCGACCGACAATACAGCAGGCCCCGGAGCAGGCACCTGTCCTCCGCGTCCCAGACGCACACCTTCATTCCCGTGCCCCTCCTTTCACGCCGGCCGGATGGTCACCTCGATGCGGTCCGGGTTGCCCATGCGCCTGAGTGCGAACTTCTGGACGTACAGGGTCCCGATGACCATGGGCTCGTCGCCCTCCGGCTCGATGAACCGGATTGTGTTCTTGGTCTCTTTCTCTCGCTCCAGCACGACCTTGACCTCCATCCGCTCACCTCCTCAGCCAGTCCACCGCCACCAGCACCAGCATAAAGGCGATGATGACGGTGGTGAAAGTCTGGATCACGCTCAGCCCGAGGTAGACCCACTCGATCATACGGCCTCCTCCTTCGCGTCGGGTGAAGGCTTCTCCGCGAAGCTCCAGAGCAGAAGGGAGCCACGCGGGAAAGGCGGTAGCCTGTCGAGGTCTTCCATGAACTATCGACTCAGCCTTTCGGCTACGATATCGATTGTGTCCTCGGGCGACTTCGCCTTGACGATCAGCTTGCCCGTGATGGCGTAGGCGCGTACTCTATCCCTCCTACCTGCGTAGAAGTCTTTCTCGTACTTTCCTGACCGCTTCTTTCCGGTCGCCGGCTTCCACCACCACGCACGCAGTGTCGCAGGGACTGGTGGGCCGGTAGCCCCTGGAGCTCACGTGAAGCCGGGGCGGCCGCGAACCTCCGTCCCTGCACACCCAGCAGGTGTGGGAGAGCCAGGCCACGTAGCGCAAGCTGTCCCTCCTTTCGGCGTCCCCCGTGTTTTGGGTAAAAAAAAGGCGGTCTTTCGACCGCCCGGGAAGCGCGTCGGGCTCGTTATGCGACTTCCGCGATTTTTTCCTCCGCACTCTCGGCCTCCGCGATCTCCTCGTCCCAGGACTCCTCGGGTTCCTCCTCCGGCTCGGGTCCCGTTTCGGGTCCCGTCGGCACGGGCCGCGTCGGCGTGGGCGCCGCTTGGACCTCGCGCTTGATCGGGAAAACCCAAAAGCGGACCTCCTCGGTACTGAACATCACGGCCTGATTGATCCTGGGAATACCCAGGTCGATCGTCCCGCGGTCCAGCACCCGGAGGATCGGGAGGAGCAACCGGGCATCCAGAAGTGCGTCCCCCTCGCCGGAGGTTTCGGCTTCGAGGCTTGTGGCGAGCACCAGGTCGTTACCCTGGGTGACCGAAACTTCAACCTGCCCGTCGCGAATAGCCAGATACATCAGCCTTGGCCCCTTCTTATAGTTGGGGTCCATGCTGACAATCTCGGCCGCCCGCACCAGGTCGGCGAATTCGCGGGCACCCACGAAGGCGAACGCCCGGTAGTCACCGTGGAAGCCCCGAGCCTCGGCAACCCCCTGGCTCAGCGGGTGAACGAAGTCTCCGACCGGTGTGCATTCGAGCTTCACCGGCCCGCCGTACACCACCATTTGGGTCAGCTTGACCTTGGAGGTGGTGCCGCCGGTCCGGACATCGTGATATACCGGCCGAAATTCCACCCGCGCCCGGGGTGCCTTCTGGAGGACCCGGATCGCGGCCTTGGCTTCGTCGTAGGATAGCTTGACCTTGGCTGGCCCGTCGGTAATGCACGGAACCCGGGCCTCGGCCGCACGCTGCAGGTCCGTGCCTGAAATGGTCAGCCGCAGCCCGTCAGCCGTGATGACCATTTCGTTCTTGGCCGGGTAGTACGGGTCCCGGTCCATCACTGTCAGAACACGGGTCAAAGCCTTGGCAAGCTCTTGCGGGCCAACGTTGGGAGCGTATTCGCCGTTCTGACCCACTTCGAGGTAAACGGCGTCGCTCTCGGCCAGCTCGCGCTTGCCCATGGGAATCCACTGCCAGGGCGCCAGGTCAACACCCCCGACGGTTCCGGAATCGAAGCACATGCCACGTCGGCTCGGGATAATACGGACCGTACTGCCAGCACCTCTGACGTATTTGAGGTACTGCATTAGGCCCGCCCGGCCGACGTAGTGCTCCCCGATCCGGACTGCCAAGGCACTGGTCATCCCCAGGGCCTCCAGCAGGGACTGCCGGCCCACGACGAAACCGTGCCCGACGCGCTTCCCCGTGACCATCAGTTTTTCCCTGGCCACGGAAAAGCGCACCCCCTTATGTAGTTTTCCCCGCTTGTCCCGGGGCGCGTTGCGCGGCCCCGGTTGGGGCGGAGGGCGGGTTCGTGCCCGCCCTTTTTCCTGCGTGGGCAGGAAAAAGGCCGGGCACGTGTCCCGGCCTACTTCTCCTCAGGAAAAAGGCCGGGCACGTATCCCGGCCTACTTCTCTTCCTCAATCCACGTCAATCCACGTCACCCCTGGCTCTCGGCACCGGGTGGTGCGCGATATACCAACCCGGCGCCGGCCAAATGGGATTGTGGTCCGGCGAAAGGATCGGAGTGTCGGTCAACCGGTAAACACGGATGAGAAACCACTCGTGCCACTGCGCCACCACTCCTGACCCCCCGGTCAGGTAGTGGTTAAACACTACCCGACCATAGGGGTAGAAGTAGTCAGCCACCTTCGTTATATCACCCTCAAGGCGATATAACGAGAGGTGGCCCTGGCGGTAGTCGGGATCAGCCTCGCGCAGGATATTTGGCGCGAGGTGCCCGACTGCCAGCCGCAGGTGGCCTCGATGGGGTTCCTCCCGGACCACGGCTTCCGGTAGGTCGTCGGGGGGAATAAGCTCCCCTGACCAATTCAGCGTAGCCGTACCACCCTGGACGATTAGGGTAGACTCCGGGTCGGCCACCCACTCCTGCTTCAACCGCGAGGCATAAAGCAGGAGGCCGTCCCGGTCGGCCATCGCATTGGCCGCAGGGGCCCATTCGAAGTTTTGAACCCATCCACGGAAGACGGGCTCGTACGGCGCTCGGTTGAAGCACCGCCGAGCCATATCCCCCGCCCGCCACCACGCATTGTGTCCACCGCGGGTGGATAACATACGGGTGGCGACGTATACCGGATCCTCAATCCGACGGCAGGGATAAGGATACACCTTCTGGCCGTCTACTTCCTCGACGGATTCGACGTCGAAGAAGGCTGGCCAGGGAGGTGATTCCCCTATCCGCCACCGGTAGATGACCCGGCGGACGGGTTCGAGTTCGACGAACCCCTCCCGGAAGCGGGCCCGATAGGCTTTTTGAGCCATCGGCCCACCTCCACGTATTGAGTTTTCTCTGCCGGTCCCCAAGGCGCGTTACGCAGCCCGGGTTAGGACAGAGGGCGGTCTAACCCGCCCTTCTACACCCCCGCAGGGATGCAGAAGGCCGGGTTAGAGCCCGGCCAGCTCTCCGAGCATTGGTTCGCGAATCCATGCTCGGACCCTCCGTATTCAGTTTCGGGGAAAAGAAAAGGGTTGGGTCAAACAACCCAACCCTTATTCAGTTCCCTCACAAAGGAATACGTACAGCCAAGGGTCGAAATGTCACAGGTATTGCAGCAGATCCGTGTTTCGCTTCAGGAAGCGATAGAGTGCCGTTCTTTCGGCCCCGGTTAACGGGTATCCCTCGGCCCGCTTTTGGGCGATATCCCTAATCGACTTAGGCAGACTATCGAAGAATAGCTTGTCAATCGTGACTTCTGTAGTGTCGATCCCCACCTCTTCTGCGATATCGTCAAGGGTTAGGATCGTTTCCTCTGTACCGTCCACGTATTTGGCCACGTGGACGGTCCGAAGAGGTTGGCCTGTCTTCTTACTGTAAACAGTCTGAGTGTAAGCCCGAAACATAAGTAGGTTACGATAATTCCTGTTTTCGATCCGGCCCCGGCGATAGTATTGGACGAGTGTTTCCTTTGTGACCAGGTAGACCATGGCAGGAGATTGTTTGTTCCTTGCTATTAACTTGACTGCTATTTCCTGCAGGATATCCTCCCTATCACGGGCCGGGACCCGTCGGGAGATTAGCTTTTTCGCCATGGCGTACCATTCAGCAAATACTCTCTTTTCCTCTTGGGTGTATCGAATAGCGCGCAGTTTCCTGCTAGTGACTGGTTTTACTTGCTCACCATCCAACCGGTAACAAACTTCTCTGCGAATTGGCTGTCCCTGCTCATCTAGTGCCATAGTTACTTTGGCTTTTATCGTGGTTGGTACTGTGGTTTTTTTCCGGTTGATTATTGCATCTAAATCCTGGTGGTCAGGTGGCGCCGGTTTATCCTCGGCCTTGTGGACAAAGTACCATCTATGCGGTTTATATTGCCTTGCTTGTTCGACCGGTAAAGTATAGCTGATAACCTTACCGGCCCCGCGTCCACGAGCCATGTTATCCCTTCCTTTCATATAGTGTTCGGGCCGTCCATCACGCAGCTACCCTCCCTTCCGGCCCAGCTTCGCAAAAACATATTCGACGTCCAACCGCAATAATCCTCCCAGGATAATTTCGATATATCGAAATGGGAGAAGGCTTAGATCTCCGGAGCAGGGGTTGGGATCTTCTGGGAGTGCTTTTGAGGGTCCGGATGGACATAGCAGAGCCTGGGTCGGGGTTCTGGCGGGAAGTAGAGGTTAGGTCGGGGTTGCGGCGGGAAGCAGGGGTTAGGTCAAGGTTGCAACCAGAATTGCGCCCACGGCGTGGTAGAGGGTCAACAGACCATAACCTGCGGTGACGATGACCAATCCCGGCCGCGCCAGACGCGCGCGGCGCCGCAGGGCCAGGGTTGCAAGGTAGGTGGCTATCACTATAAGCGCAATCTTGACCAGCATGGCCGCGGCCAGGCCGCCGTGGTGAACCATCAGCCACCGCATTATCGGATTGGCCTCCAGGGTGTATTCTGGGTCCATCTGCCAGGCAGTCATATAGGCGTCCACCACGTTGAAGCAGACGAACAGGGCGTGAAGAATCAGGACTCTAAACGGGGACATGACGAGCCTCCTTTTAGATCGCTCCGCTCGGCCGCCTCCGGCGGCCTCGCTCCGGGGGTTTTATTGCGCTCCCAGGGGCACCAGCACCTCAAACGGACAGACTTGCCGCTGAACGCCTTCCTCCGGACGGGAGACGGGGCATACAAAGGTCGCCCGCCTCCGCCCGACAGGTGCTGTACGCCCCCGGACGGGCGCTCGACTGCTGGACCCCAAACCAGCAGCCTATCCTCCCGCCCGGAGCAAGGCGCCATGGCAAGCGTGTCAATTTGAGGTGCTGGTGCCCCTTAAAGCGGTACAAAACCCCCGGAGCGAGCCCCGCCGAAGGCGGGGCGAGCGGAGCTATCCCTGCAATGCCTCCCACGCCTCTTTCACCAGGGGCGTGCCCCTTTCCTGCACGTATTCCTCGAACGTTTTCTCCTCCAGCTTTTCGACTGCCCTTTCCACGATGGCCGCATTACCCGCGGCCTTCTGCAGCGCCTCGCCGGCTTGCGTCACCTCGGCGAGCAGGGCCGCCGGGATTTTCTTTTCGGCCAGGACGTGGATCTCGACCGCTATGTCCAGGGCTCTTTCCAGTATCTCGCGGTAATTCGCGGCCCGGCCGGCATCCTCCTGCCACTCCCGGAGTCTGGCCTTCGCCTCCGCCAGGCGCCAGGCCTTGGCCCGCTCGAATTCTTCCCGGGCGATGGACACGATCTTCTCGGCGTTTTCCCGCATCCACTCCCGGTACTTCTTGGTTCCCCGGCGTATCTTCTCCTTCTTCAACGCCCCGGCCACTTCCGCCTCCACCGCGAGGAACGGCACCGGTATTTGGGCCAGGTCCGCGGCCGTCGCGACGGCCAGTGTTTCGTCCAGGGACATGTAGTACGGCAGGTGCTTGGCCCGCTCCGACAACGCGCGTGCCATGCCCGCGGCCAGGTCGGCGTAGGTGTCTTCGGGCGTGGCGTCGGCTAGGGGGTTGTGAAAGAGCGCGTCTAATTCCCCGGGTGTGACGTCGAATCCCGCCTGCTCCGTTAGGGCCAAGGTCAGCCCGTGTAGTACCACGTCGTAATCCCGTTCCAGGCCGAATCTCCTGCGGGCCTCGCGGCACCATCCAGCGAAGGTCTTTTCCTCCTCGTATTCCGCCAGGGTCAGGCGCGCCGGCAGCTCCTTCGCCAGCTCCGCCAGGCGGGCCATTATGCGCCTGGGCTGGCTCTCGTCCTGCACCGGTAGATAGCGCATAAATCCGGCGCCGCCCGGCAGCTTGCCCCCGAAGACATGGCGCTTGACCTTGACCGGGTAGGGCGACCCGTCCAGGCGGTCCTCGTCCGCCACCATGCCGCACAGGGGGCACCAGAAGCGGATCTTTTCGACGGTACGCCAGGGCGGCAGCTCCTCGGTCGCGATTACCTGCGGGGCCGGGGCCGGCCTGGCCTTTGCCCGCTTCTCTCTAGGCACTCGGCTTCCATAACGGGACGAACGGGTGGACCTTGAAGACGGCTTCGTCCACCTCGCGGTCGGCGCGGGCCACCTCCACTCCTTTTTCTTCCGGTCCGCCGACGATGGTGACGGAGAAGTAGAGCCCCACCATCGACCGGTGGCTCCTCTTCCACCGGAGGAAGCTCATGATGACCGGCTCCGGCAGGCCGGCTTCGACGAGCAAGCGGTTCAGGATGCGCCTGATGGCGTGCCATCCCACCTCCGCCATTCGCTCCAGGCCGAGTTTCTTTTCTATGGAGTAGTAGATTTTCGTCACTTTCATTTCGGAGACAGGAGGGAAGCTGTACCTTTCCAGGTAGGGCAGGATCTCATCGGGGACGATGTGGTACCGCTGCCGGCCGCGCTTGGCGGTCTCCACGAACAGCAGCCTTTCCGCCGGCCGCAGGTCGCTCTTTCTCAGTCCCGCAAGCTCCTTGCGGCGCAGCCCGTAGGTGGTCGACAGGACCAGCATGGCTGTCTCCTGCTCGTTGAGCCGGCCCCGTTTCGCGGCCCGGATCATCGCCTCGACCAGCATGGGGTTGAGGGCGGGCGCAAAGACTTCCTTTTCCCTGATGGTCGGCCTTTCCATCGGGCGGAAGGGCCACTCCAGGCCGTTCACCTTGTAGAATCGCTTCAGGGTCTTGAACACCAGTTCTATCGTGCCGTCGGCGTATCCCTCCTCGCGCAGCCGGTTCAGGTGGCGCTCGACGGCCCGGCGCGAGAAGTCGCCTTCGCACTCGTCGAGGAAGCGCTTCACCTTTGGCAGGTACACGGCCCGGCTGCCGGAGAGGCTGGCGGCGTACTTGTCGAGCAGGTCTAGCACTGCTGGCTCTCCTTCACCGGATAGTGCTTGATGGCGTATTTTAGCGCGTCGAGGTCTATGTCGAATGCTTCTACCAGTTCTTTGACTATCAGCAATGCATCCTCTTTGCTCAGGTTGTATCTTATTTCCTGCCCGTTGCGGTCGACGGTGTAGATGAGATATTGCCCCTGGCTCATTTTGCTCCTCCTCGTGTCGGTTTGGATAATTCCGTTGATTATCCTGGCTGGATTGTACCACATCGCGGCTCCGGGGTCAACCTTTACCGAGCAGTATCCTTCCGGTTACGATAGTCTCGGGGTGAGCGGAATGGCCAATCCGGAGCTGGCGGAAATCTGTCAGCGCATCGCGGTCCTGGAGGAGCGCACAGTGAATCAGAGCAGGCAGCTCGAAGAAATCAGCCAGAACCTCGCATCTCTTCGCGAAGAGGTAGTGAATCACCTGGTGCACCGGTTGCCTTACAGTATTACCATCATAATCTCCGTCCTGTCAATGCTCGTGGGTGTTCTCGGGACGTTGCTGGCCAGCAGGTGGTAGCCATGATTATCGTCACGGCCGCGGGGCACGGGGGAGACGATTCGGGTGCCCTGAACCCATACCGTCCGCACCGGCCGGAGAAGGCGATCACGCTCGAAATAGACGGGGCGTTTGCGGCCCTGGCCGGCGCCTGCGGCCATCGTGTCTACCGGGTCAGGACCGGGGACGTGCGCGTCTATCTCGGAACCATCATTTCGACGGCCAGGAATGTCGGGGCCAACCTGATAATCGAGTTCCACGTCAATTCCGTTTTTGACAGCAGCGCGCAGGGAGTCGAGGTGTGGGCGCTTCCGGATACGCCGAGCTGGCGGCTCGCGGAAATGATGGCGGGGTACGTCGCCGGGGCCGCAGGAATGGTAAACCGCGGCGTGAGAACCGTCTATCCGGGCTGGTCTTCATACGGCCGGTTTGTCGAGGTGAGGAATTCCCTGCCCGGCACTCTCCACGTGCTCACCGAGAGTGGCTTCATCAGTAACCCGGAGGATGAGGAGAAGCTGGCGAATCCGGCTATCATACAGGCCATCGCCCACGCTCACCTGGCGGCGTTGCACGCCTACGCGGGCCTGCGGCCGCCGAAGGCGCCTGGGCCGGCCCGCGTGCCGTGGCTGCTCCTGCTCTTCGGGGCGGTTTTGGGCGGGGCGAACATCTGGCTGGTGAGAAGGAGATGAGGATGGCGCTGATATGCCTGGACCCGGGCCATGGCGGGATCGATACGGGATGCAGGGCAGGAGAAATAGTAGAAAAGAATATTGTTTTACCGATCTGCCTTAGAGTGAGGGAATTGCTGGAACCCCGGGGACACACCGTCATTCTGACCAGGGAGTCCGATGACACCGTATCACTGGAAGAGAGGTGCCGCATCGCCAACCGCGCCGGGGTCGATTTGTTCATGTCCGTCCACGCCGACTGGTGGAGCCATTCGGGCGCGTCCGGCCCGGCGGCGTTCTACTTCCAGAAGGGGCAGTTTTTCTCTTCGGAGGGGCGGAGATTAGCGGCCTGCGTCTACGAGGAGGTAGTGGGCGTCTATCCAGACGTCCCCAGGCGCGGCGTCAAGCCGGCCCGGTACTATGTCCTGGGTGGAACGGTCATGCCGGCGGCCCTGATCGAGCTGGGGTTCGTCACCAATGCCCATGATCTGGACCTGCTACTTCGGTATGACCTTATGGCCTGCGTGCTGGCCATGGGAATAGTCCGGTACCTGCGCGGGTGGCTCTGCTGAGGAACAGCGGCCCCGGACCGGCGGGCCTGCGTACCGGTCCGGGGCCTGGTGCGCCGAGGAGGGTTCGGGAACCGGGATGCCTACCTTCTCTTCAGCCTGCTTCCGATGCAGCCGTTGAACGCCACAATCTTGTCGGCCCCGGTCTTGCCGGTCATCACGCCCCTGCATTCCCGGGCGGCGGCGGTGAACCTCTCGGTGTACTGCACCAGATGCGGAGGAATGGCGCCCTTCGGGAAGGCCAGGCGCTTGATGATCAGCGTGCTCTTGCTCCAGGAGATGCCTTTCGCCGGGTGCACCGAGACCCTTCCGATGTCGCTGAGGGGGAAAGACGCCATGGATGGAACCTCCTTTCGCTTACGATTATAGGCTGTTTTCGCCGGGCGTGTAAACCCTGCACGCGCCGGAATACGGCGACTTTTCGAGCCGGTGGCAAAGCCGGTCCAGGATCGCGTCGAACGCCTCGCGGGCCGGGTGGTCCTTGTGCTCGTCCCGCAGCTCGTGCAGGCCCCTGATCCATTCCTCCGGCGGCGCCTGCCGGTCCAGCAGTTCGTAGAGCTTCCCGCAGTCCAGCCCGTGGTCATCGCACGCCTCCTTGAAGGCGGCCACGGCCCCACTGATTTCGCACTCAAAGCACTCCATTTACTCACCTTCCTTTATGCCATACCCCAGACGGTCGAAGAAAGCCTGAGCGACATAATAAAGCCTTTTATCACCGTGCGTCGTGGCACAGTCGCCACCGAAGCAGACCGTCAGCTCGTCGTCGGCCAGGACGATTTTCCCGGCTGGATTGCCGGATTCCCTGTCGATCAGGACGGCCGTCTTCACCTTGGACGGCTTCTCCTCTTCGGACGGGCTAGCACCAATGGCCCGGCACTCTTCTATCATCTGGTCCCAGGCCCTGGAGATCGCCTCGCCGAACGGGATACCCTCACCTTCCATCTCCCAGGCGCGGCACATGACCCGCTGGCGGACGCCCCGGAAGTTATGGCACAGCTCTTTGTCAACCGGCGAGGCCAGGGCCTCGGCGCAGGTTCGTTTCTTCATGGCTGCATCCTCCTAAATGCGGCAGCCGCACTTTTCCGCCATGATGGCTTCGACCAGGGCGATGGCCTTGTCGCGCAATTGCGCCGGAATCTTGCGTTTCTCCTCCAGCTTCAGGACCTCTGTCAAGCCGATGGTCGCGCTCCTGAAGTTGCACTTTTCAGCATCCCGCGCGGCCCGCTCGACGGTGCGTTCCACCTCCGGGGCGTCTTTTTTGGCCACGAAGCGGTCTATAAGCCCCTTTATCTCCTCGCGGAGCAGGACGGAACCCGGGGGGTGATAGGGCACGGCTTTATACCTCCTTTCGAGATGCTACTTTTGCGTTCTTGCCACCGCTTTCAGGACGTCCTCCACGTACCTGTAGCCGGCCTTTTTCAGGCCCTCGTAGACCCAGACCGGCAGCTCGATTTCGTCGATTGGAATGCCCTGAGGGGTGGTTTTGTGGCAGCGGTAGTTCGAGCTTTTTTCAATGAGGGATACGAGCTCCTCAATGACCGCTTCTTTGATTGCCAATCTATCACTTCCTTTGGGACGCGTCGTAGACCGAGGAACCGGGACTCTGACGCATTATTTTTTGATGTGATAATGTGTGAACATCAAGAAGGTTTCTACGCTACAGTTCTTCAAAGAAAGTATCGTGGCGTTGAAAATAAAGACTCCAATTTCTGATTTTTCGGCGTGGGGTAACGAGTTAACTCATTTTCTGACTTCACTCTCCAGTTTGGAACGTCTTCCAGGCATATATAGAGAATCCTCCTCTTTATTTCTTGCGCATTTTATAATTGCGGCAGCCCCGGTTCCGGCCCGGGCGGCGCCTGCCATCTCTTCATAAACCGTTTCGACAGGCCGCAGTTTTGCTCGAACCGGTAACCGGCAGCCGTTATGGCTCGATCGACCGCCTCCTCTATGAGCGGCCACGGGTCTCCCGTCACATCCGGACCAAACTCTTCGGCATATTTTTTGATTCTCTCTTCGGAGAATTTCTTTCCGGCGTGAATTTTGGTGGCTTCTTCGAGTCTGCCGGCCTTTCTTGCTGAATCCAGGGTGCCGTAAATATCGCATCTGTTGGCCTCGCCCAGGAGGGCGCTCAAGATCTGGTATATCTCGACAGTAAGGTCGACCTTACCGTAGGTAAGCATGATTCGCTTGTCGGCCAGGTCGAGAAGTTCCTTTATGATTTTCTCCACATCCAGGCTCGGCGCGCCGCTGTTTGGCATCCGAATTACCCTCCGGTCCTGGCTACTATCTTCTTGGCCTCTTCCATTGTTATCTCACCGGCCTCAACCTTTCTGGCCAGCTCCACGATCTGACCCACGTCCACGCCCCGCAGGCGTAAGACCTCCAGCCGGAAGTCAGTCGCTAGCTTGCCGGCCTCGGCGGCCACCTGCTCCAGATCCTCTACCGAGGCCACGGTCATCACGCCCTGGCGGAGCGCCCTCAGCCTTGGGAGAAATCTCCTAATGACTTCTTGCTCCTCCGGCGGGGACCGCAGGATCTTTTCCGGCGTCCAGTCGTGTCTTTCGACGGCCGTGATGTCCTCCTCGGCCGTCTGGAGGCGAGACTGGACCTCTGGATGCATGATGCCTTCCTCCCGCGCGAACCGCAGGGCTTCCTTCAGGCTACCGGCCACGGTGGACAGGTGCGCCCGGGCGCACGGGACGCATCCGACACTCACGTCCTCTGGGACGGGCATGGGGAAGACCGGACGGCCCTCTTCTTCCCGGCACATTTCCTTTTCTATGGTGTCCAGCTCGGCCAGCCGTTTCTCGATCTGTTCCACCCGACTCGGGATCCGGGGCCGGGTGCGGGCAAGCTGGCTTGCGCTGAGATGCAGGATTAGGCCCACCATAGGGCGGATGAGTTCGCGCATTCTAAGCCTCTCCGTCTAGTTTCACCGTGGCGCGGCAACCACACCGATCTAAAAACTCGTCTGTTTTCCGAATAGTTTCCTGCTCCCATTTGTCGATTTCCCTCCACACCCGGGTCTTCTTTTCAACATACTCTTCCTTACTTATTTTCCCGGCCCGTGCATTCTTATCCAGGTCTAGGAGCCATTCCAGCAATGACAGCCTGATGGAATATAGTTCCCTGAAAACTTTCGCATACTTCCAGCACTCTGGGGCCTCGGTCGAGTAGCACCGGGCTTCGCCCGTCTTTGCGCTTACCACGCAGCCAATGGGCGCATTTATGATGTCCGGCGGCGACGGTTCCGGCGATTCGTCGTGTGTGTGAACATCACCGATCTTTTCGTAAGGCGGGTCGCACTTCATCTCGGGAATCCTTATTTCGTACTCTTCGCCGGCGACGATCGGGCCGGCTTTAATGTCGCCTCTCTTCAATTTTTTGGGATCGGCCCCGCGGCGCATACAGATGGCGAATCCGTGCTCGCGGCCGGTCCTGGCGTGGAGCCTGGCGGCCTTCCTGGCCTGGGCGGCCATCGGTTCGAGCAACCGGCACGTCCCACGCGGCCCGATTTCGTCGATGAGTCGGTCGATGAGATCGAAACTAAATTCGAATGTTATCAGATAGTCTTCCGGCACGGAACCACCTCTTGCGCCCCTCTCGCCACTATCGTATCTTCCTTCTTTCGGCGGCGTCAAACCCGCGGCCCGCGGCTTTCCTGCTTCTTCCAGGGACCGGTTTTACTTCGCGCGCCTCCCTTTGCTAGACTGTTTTTGGGCGGACCCTTGAGTGACCAGTTTCTGGAGTCTTGAGTGAACCTTGAGTGACTAATTACTGGAACCTTGAGTGGACCCTTGAGTGACCAGTTTCTGGAACCTTGAGTGAGCCCCTTGAGTGACTGTATACTACCAACACTGGAATAAGGAGGGAGGGTATGGCCAAGAAGAGGGAGCGCCATCCCGAGAAAGAGGTCCATCGCCCGGACCCCGACGCCCCCGACGGGCCACAAGAGATGGTATGGCGCTGCCAGTGCGGCCAGAGTTTTCCGGAGTCGGGGGACGGCGAAGGTTATCGCGCCCTGTTTTCCCACATCCGGACCGACCATGGGGGCATGCAGGCGATGGGGATGGTCGAGGGGTTGTTTGACCGGAGGGGAATCATGCTGGTCAGGGGGCCGGACATGCGGAACGCCGTCCGGCTGGGCTACGTGAAGAAGAAAGACGCCGGCCGCGGCGGGCAGGAGGCTCGCACGGCGTCCACGACCAGGGTCAGGATGAAACTGGTGGATGTGGACCTCGATCCCGCCCTCTGGATCCTGTTCGACCTGGCCCGGCTGAAGTGGCCGGACGACTACGACGATACGCCGCAGAGCTTCGCTCGCTGGGTCGAGGAGTGCATCTTTACCTTCTACGCCGAGCACGCCAGCGAGCTCGGGTTCGACATTCTGCTGGCAAAATCTATCGAAAGGTTGAAAATCAAGGAGGAGATGGAATGGGGGTCGCAAGTGTCCTGAGGGGTAGCCTGGTGGAGCAGCAGGCCGGGAACGGACACCAGGAAGTGCCGGTCCGCAACCTCATGCGAATCGTCAGCGAGGGCGTCGGCGAGTTGGTGGATGCCCACAAGGCCAAGTCGGCGGTAAGCATGTTAAAAGATCTGATTTCCACGTCGGAGCCGAGCCCTCTGGAGGGGTTGAAGCATCTAAAGGAGGCCGGTCTGGATCTGGGTACCATTACCGGCATACATAAGGAAGCCGCGGAAACCTTCCGGTCCATAGCCCGGGAGGAGAGAGACATGCGGCGCGAGATGAGCCAGGAGATAGAGAAGGCAAGGGAGGAGGTTCAGGTGGCCAGGGCGGAAGCCGTGAAGGCCCAAATGGAGGCCCTGATCCAGAGTGTCCAGAGCAGCCTGAGCGAGGTGCGCCGGCTGACGGAGGAGGCGAGGCGGCCCGCTGTCGACCCCATTACGGCTGCCATCCAGCAGGCACTGGCCGACGTGTTGCGAAACCAGGTAACCGGAGCCCTGGTTCAACAGCAGAAGCCCGCCAGCCCGCTGGAAGCAGTTAAGGAAAGTCTCTCGCTGGCCGAGCAGCTTGCCGAATACTTCCGCGCCCGGCGGGACGGCGACGACATGCGGCGGGAGGCCCTGGTTGGGGGGATCAAGACCGAGGTCCTGCGCCTCATCCTGGAGGATGAGCGGGACAGGGAATTCCGTCGGGAGCAATTGCGTCTGGAAAGAGAAAGAATGGAAAACCTTCGTAATGGGCTGGAGGCCCTAAGGGGGCCTCTGACTGAGCTCGTGGCCGCGGTGGCGGAAGCGATAGCCAGCCGGAGCGCGCCACCTCCGCCGCCGACCCCTTCGCCGCCCCACGCGCAGCCGCAGGCCCAGCCGCCACCCCCGCAACCCTACCCGTCGCGGCCGGGAGGGGGAATGACCGTTGACCTCTGATGCCCTGGGCAGGTTCGCGGTGGCTTTCGCGCGGCAGCGGGTGTTCACGATCCTTGCCCACCACCTCGCCGAGCATATCAACGGAGCCGACGCCGAGGCTCTGGTCGGGCAGAATCTCGTGCCGGTCCTGGAGCGGGAGCTGTACCGCCGCTTCCAGCCCCAGCAAGTGACCGGAACCCTGCGGCGCTATGTCGGTTGCTTCTCGCCAGACGACTTTGATACGATTTTGGCGAGAACGATGGAGCGCCTGAATCCGGACAAGAGGGACATTCTGGCCCGCAACCACCTGTGGCTGCGGGGCCAGGTGGCCGCGGTGTGGAAGAGACTTCTGGAAATGGCGGGTGGATAACTTGGCTCTCGAAAAGCCACCCGAAGGCGTAAAGGAGAAGAAGGGTACCGAGGTTCGCAAGTGGCCCCTATATGGGCTGGCCGCCGGTTCCCTCGGGCTGATCGCGATGATTCTGATCTTTAAGCCGGAGTGGGCGCGGGCGGAAGAAAAACCCCCGTGGGAGAAGCCTCCGGAGGAGGTTCCGGAGAAGGAGATTCCGCCAGAGGAAGTTCCGCCGGAGGAGCTGCCGAAGATTCCGCCTAAAGAACTTCCGGAGGTCCCGTTACCCCCGAAAGAAGTTCTGCCTAAAGAACTTCCGGAGGTCCCGTTACCCCCGAAGGAAGTTCCGCCTGAAAGGCCTCCGGAAGCAGTCGGCCGGCCCAAGATCAGGCTCAACTGGAGCCGCTACTACGTCGGCTAGGGAGGTGAGACTTTGCTAACCCTGCTGAAGACGGCGGCCAGATACCCGGTGTTCGTCCGGCCGCGCATCCACATCGCAGGCTCTTCTTTCAGGCTACTCATCGGCGCGCCGGTTTATAGGGAAGTCGCGGAGGGCTACCGGGCCAAGCCGAAGCCGGGAGATCCGGTGACTGCCGAGCTGAGCATCACCAACGTCGGCAACGGCCCCGGCAACTTCTATATCGAAGGCTCCATCTGGCTGATGAGAGCCCAGGAGCGGGTCGGCACCTGGCCCGGTCAGTCGAAGAGGATTGAGGCCGGCCAGTCGGCTACCTTCACCTTCCGCCGGACCAACTGGGCCGACGGAAAGAAGGGCGTATGGAAGGATGGCGATGCCTTCACCTGCGCGTGGGACATCTACGCCAAGGACCCGCAGACCGGGGCCGACGTGGAAGTGCTTGAAGTCTACGACCGCTACGCCATCATACACCAGGAAGTTGCGGCCGCGGTCGGCGCGCCGAAGACCAGGTTCAACTGGAGCCGCTACTACGTCGGGTGAAAGCATGGCGTACATCTACGAAACCGTCTCCACCGGGGGATGGCACGAGCTGAGCCGCATAATCGACGACGAGACCGCCCACATACCCGAAGGCGGGCTGGCCGAGCTGCGCGTCAACTTCCGTGTCCGCTTCCCGCTGTTCCTCACGGCGGCAAACCAGCTTGAGCAAGAGCTTGCCAGCCGGGGCGTGCGGCCCTGGCCGCGGGAGGCCAGGCGGGTGTTCGTCGACGAGGAGAACGCGGCCTGGTACATCCGCTGGCAAAAGGGCGCACCCTGGGCACCGGCGGTCGTCGCGGCGCTGCTGGCCATAGCCTTTGTCATCGCGCTGCTGGTCGTCGCGTGGGTCTTCCTGCGGGTCACTCCCGTCAACGGAGGGCACCCGTCCCTGGTGGACAAGATAGCCCTCATCACCGCCACGGTCGGCGTCGCCTGGCTGATTTTCACCCTCCGGAAGACGGGTCACCTGCCCGTCGAAGAGTGGCTGGAGAGGCTGAAGCGGCGATGACCCTGACGACTTTTTACGTGGTCAAAAAGAGGTTGCCGGGCGAGGAGTGGGACATTCGACAATTTGTGACGCCGAATGTACCGGGTGTGGCGCGGATAGAGACGCAGCTTCCGGCGGGCGAAAGAGAGTTTGTGGCGACCGCCTGGTGGTGGGTAACGAAGTACATCCAGTATCCGGAAGGCTCGCCGGATGTTGAGGATGAGCATTACTTCCGGGCCTTTCGGGGCCGGACCAGAAGGGCATATCGGGTATACGACTACTGGTCCTTTCCCGCCGAGACGTTGGTCACGAGAATCGGCGACTGCGAAGACGCCTCCTTCCTGCTCGCATCAATCCTCCGGCGGCGGCTTCCCGATACCCGAGTCTTCGTGACCATAGGACTTTTCGACAACTACGGGCACGCCTGGGTCACGGTGGACGGGCTCGTGCTAGAGACCACCCCGGGACTACCGTCCTATAAGGCGATCCCGGAACAGCTTCCCTACGTACCCTTCTTTCGGTTCAACGATACCGTGGTGCTGCCGGTCAGGGAAATTGCAGTACCGTCCAAGGGAGATAGCCGGCTGAAGATGGTGCTGCTGATGGGTCGCCTTGACGCCGCACGGCGGCGGAATCTACCATGAAGGCAGGGAGGTGCATTCGATGGCAGTCAATGCCTACAAGATGGCCGGAGCAGCCGGGGTCGGGGCGATGAGCTCCCTGGTGCGCGCCAAGATCGACATCCCGCTCTTCGACGCTCTGATCGCCACGGCGCTCGGAGCCCTGGGCTACATGGCCGGCATGAGCCTGCGCGGCAACATGGCCGCGGTAGGCGAAGGCGCCCTGGACGGCGCGGCCGCCTACTTCGGCGCCGCCTACGTCGGGCCGATCCTGTCGGGTGGGGTAAAGACCACCGGCAGAGCAGGCCAGAGGGTGACGCCGCCGCTCCTGCCCGAGCAGCGGCCCGTGTTCGCGCCCCTTTCCAGCGTGGTGGAACTCTAGAGCTTCGGTAGTCCCGAGGCAAAACAAAGAATCGGGAGGAATCCAAAATGCCCTACCAGTGGGAACAGTATGAGTTGCAACTTCTGGGGGATTTCAAGCATACCGGAAGTCTGGCCGCGGGCGAGGTCTGGAAGCCCACGGCCCAGGAGGGAAATGCCGAGCTGGACTCCCACGAGGTCGCAGAGGTCGTCTTCATGGAAGTCTTCGCGCCCGTGACCGGTGGCGGCGTTGCTGAGAAGCTGGAAGACATCAACCTGATCCTGGACGAAAAGAGCTACGAAGAGTATATCAACATTCCCGGAACCGACACCCTGCTGTTCACCGCGGAAGCGACCCAGATGCACAACGGTCAGATCCTGGCGTTCGGCCAGCCTCTGGTCTATGCGGTCAAGGGAGCCCCGCTCTTTGAAGGCATCTGCCCGAAATACAACAAGAACCTGAAGATCGAGTGCCGCGCGGGCGAGGGCGGCGTCACCGCCAACTTCCGCATCCGCATCTGGGGCTACCGGTACCCGGCCCAGGAACTCTCCCGCCTGTTCGGCACCATCGGCGGACGGCTGGAGATCCGGGACGACCGCACCAACCGGACCCTGGTCGTGGAGAAGCCGTCCATAGCCGTGACGTGGGAAAACTGGCCCCAGCTTCCCGGCGGCGTGGACCAGGCCATGCCCAAGATCAACCCCCTGGTGCGTTACGCCCGGAACGCAAACGCCACGACTCCCAACACGCCCTACCAGTTCCGGTACGACACCCGCGACGTGGCTACTAGAGCCGAAAACATGTACTTCCCGTTCGACATCGAGAACAAGGCCCTGGTGGTCAAGGGGCTCGGGGTGAGGGCACCGGCCAACCTCAAGGAGACGTTCCTTAACATCGCAGGCAAGGATCGTCCCAAGAAGCGGTGGCCGACCGAACAGTACGTGAACCTCAGGCACTTCGGAAAGGCGTACCCGCTTTACCCCGCGGACTGGCCCGTGTACTTCGCCATCCCGAAGTTCGACAAGCCGTACCTCATCTGGCAGGACAAGGGGTACGTGGCGGTGCAGGACAACGGGACGTCGATTGCGGCCAACCAGATCGTCGTGGCCCTCAATGGTGTTCTGATCGAGATGGCGTAGGAAAGAAGGTGGCGGCATGATAACCACGATCCAGTTCGTCCCGGGCGCGGTGGCGCAAGGGGCAGAACATCAACCTGCCGGCGTGGGCGCCCAAGATCGATAGTGTAGCAAGCGCTTTCCTGATCAGGCCGACAAACCAACTGACCATATCGGCCGTCCCCCTCCAGGGCGCGGATCTGACCGCCACTCAGGCCGACCACGCGACTACGGCAAGGCACACCCTCGCGGCGGGCGATCCGGTGGTCAACACCATGCCCACGAAGGTCAACGAGGACACCATCACGCTCAACGTCGCCACCCAGCTCGGCGACATCTTGGTGCTCAGCTACATTCGCGTGAGCGTGAGGCGCAAGGCGTCATAGATAAACAAAACCGACTGGAGGCTTGCCAGTCATGATAAACGAAGCGACCATCGCGCGGGCGCGCTACTACCCGGAGCTGCTGCCCGACGCACGAGTCGTGTCTGTATCGGCGGGCTCCGAAATCAGCCCGCCGATTTTGGACTTAAGAAGATACGAACCGAAATTCCTTCGGCTCGTCAACCTGGCGGTGGAGACCAGCGCGAACGTCGAAGTGCGGGTCCGAGCCGACGCCGACAACTACAAGATCAACGCCGGCGGGCTGCCTGACCTCAAGTCGGCCCGGTGGGAGCTGCTCGGGACGGCGCTGCTCTACCTGAACCTGTACGGCGTCGGCAGTGTGAGCGACTATCGCGTCAGGTTCGGCGTGTGGGTCTACGAGCCGTCCGTCGCTGAGAAGATCATGCTGGGCCGGCGGCTGGACCAGGAGGAGTCCCGCATCGCCTCGGCCCTGAACCTGGCGGCGTCGGTGCAGAAGGGCGTGCTGCCCGTCCCGATCTCGTACCTCCTGGAGCGCGAGTACAACACCGTGGGAGAGGTAGCCCGCACGGCCGTCCTGGACCTGGCGGCGAACACCGAAGTCACGGTGGGCGTGGTCAACCCGAATCCCGGCGAGTTCCTGGTGCTGACCGGCCTGGCCGCCGCCCCCGGCACGGTGGCCCAGAACGTCCGGATCCGGATCGACCGCGACCGGGACGCCGACTACATCGAGATACCGACCTACCCCCTGTCGCTGGACGACCCGATCCAGTGCTGGGTCCCGGCCCTGAGGGAGTTCAGGATCAAGGCCATCGCCAGCCAGAACGTCGCCGGGTGGGCCATGCGGTATGAGGTCAGGCGCTGCGTGATGACCAACGTCCTTCGCGTCAGGTTCGGGCTGCTGGACAGGGAGAGGACCCCGGGCGAGACCTGGGACAAGACCAAAGGAGGCATCCTGTAAGTGAGGCGGCTGATAGCGGCGCTGGTTAATACGACCCCGCCGTGGGAGAAGAGGCGGGTGGGATTCAGGGTCGGGCAAGAGGTCCCGGCGCAACAGGCGGCGCAGCAGGAGCAGGTGCCGACGGTACTGGAGCAACCAGTGGACCTGGAGTTGCCACTTGAGACCCCCATCATGCCGTATCAGCCCGGGCCGCCGGTACCGAGGTACTACGTGGAACCAGAAGCGCCGGCTCCCGCACCGACGCCTGCGCCTGCCCCTTCAGAAGTTCCCAAGGCCCCGTCGCCTCCGGCACCCGCGCCGCCGCCTGAGGCTGCGCCGCCGTGGTGGTATCCGACGCCGCCTGTGCCGCCTCCGGAAGTCGCTCCGCCGGCTCCTGCGCCTCCTGAGACCCCGCCGCCTCCGGTTCCCGGGGAAGTACCGGCCGCCCTGCCGCCGGGAGTACCCGGAGACGCGGCACCACTGCTCGACCCGGAGGCAATTATTAAGATTCTGCAGGCCGCGGGCAGGGCAGGCGACACGAGGTTCACATCGTACAGTCAGCCGATCAATTGCCCCTGGGGCGCAAGCACGGAACTGGTGCTGAACATACCGGCGGGCTTTGTGTGCGTAAGCTCGAAGTCGTTTCTAATCACATCAGATTATTATGATTCTCGTATTGAGGTAGAAGCCTATATCGACGACGTTCTGGTTACTCCTGAAAAACTGATTCTCACCGATCCGCTAGAGGTGGACCTGGGGCGCTACGGCGTCAAGCGAAACACGGTCAAGTTTGTGGTCAACAACGGCTCGTCCACCGACGCCATGGTTACCGTACGGGTGAATGTGGCGCTGCTGGCCGATTACCTGTTTACCGACTTTTACGTCCCCTTGACCCGGACGGCCGTCATGGCCCTGTCCGACATCAGCGAGAAGATGGGGGGCATCAGATTGTGAAGGTGCTGAAATGCCCGACGCACGGAGTGATTGCTGTTCTCGAAGGTAGTGGGAACGGCCTCGTTCTGAACCGGAGAAAGATTTTGACGCCGCCGGGCTCATGGGGAAAGCCCATCGTGTGCCAGCTAATATCGGGCAAACAGATCGGCGGCCGGAACTGCCCGATAGAGGAGGGGAAATAAATGGCGCTATACACCGACGTACCGAAGACCCACTGGGCGAGCACGTACATCACTCTGGCGACCTACCTGGGCCTGGTCAAGGGGTACCCGGACGGGACGTTTAAGCCGGACAACCCCATCACCAGGGCCGAGACGGTGACCATCGCGGTGCGCCAGATGGGAATCACGCTGGGCGCGGCGGGACTGATGGCCGCGACGGCCTACCTGCTGGCGACGAAACCGGGCAGGAGATAGGGAGATGCAGTCTAGCCTGAAGAATATGTGGGAGTTCCTGAAACCGAAGAATTACCTCAACACCGGGGTGGACGTGGGCACCACCAGCACGCAGGTTCTGGGGGCCAGGGCGGACCGAAAGTACGCCATTTTCATAAACGACAGCGATACGCCGATCTACCTGGCCTTCGCCGCGACGGCCCAGGTGGGGGCCGGAGTGCGGCTTGCGGAAAACGGAGGGTTCTATGAAATAACGTGGAATAACCCCATAACGGCCGCCGTATGGGCGATACACGGAGGAACTGGAACCAAGAGGCTGACCGTGGTAGAGGCGTGGTAGGATGGGGCTTGCCGTTTCTCCGTGGCCCAAGTATATGCACGACGTCAGGAATACCAGAACACAGAGGCATGAAAATCAAAAGGTTCACCGTGGTGGAGAAATAAGCAATGGGACTCGGTGCAACGCCTTGGCCTAAATTCAAACGAGACAAATATGGCCGTGGTTTGGCCGGGGTACCGACCAATACTGATGGCACAGTACGCTGGAAATACCACGCCTACAGTATGCGTTGCTCGCCTGCCATTGGTGCAGATGGCACCATTTATGTGATCGACACTTCTCGTTATTGGCATGCAGTCAATCCTGATGGTACCCGGAAATGGCGCGCCTATCACGATTATCAAGATACTTCTTTTCCTGCTGTTGATGAGAACGGGGTGATTTATGCAGGCGGCTACTACAGTCTGTATGCGGCATATCCTGATGGCACTCGAAAATGGAAATACAGCACCGGGTCCTATGTGCCATCATCGCCCAACGTGGCCAGTGACGGAACGATATTGGTTGGCAGTCGAGACAACTATCTGTACGCAATTAATCCCGATGGCTCTCTCAGATGGAGATACAATACAGGAGATGCTGTAGAGTCATCTCCGGCTCTCGATGATGCGGACAATGTGTACTTCTGCCGGTATTCGTACTACGTCTACTCGCTAGACATATTTGGAAATCTACGCTGGAGCAGGTACTTAGCTGGAGAGATATTTTATGCGTCTCCTGCTGTAGTCGGTAACGTGGTATATGTGGCGGGGTCTGAACTCTACGCTTTAGCAAAAGATACTGGCGACGCGCTTTGGAACGTTCCCCTGGGGGCGGCTGGCAGCAGATCGTCCCCTTGTGTGGCTAGCGACGGAACCATCTATGTCGGTACTGACGATGGTTATCTATACGCAGTTGACCCCAACGGCACCGTAAAATGGAGTCAACCGGTAGCCAGCGATGCCATTAGAACTGCACCTGTGGTTTGCGCCAACGGATTTATCTACGTCGGCAGCCGTGATTACAAGTTTTATTGTGTCAATCCTAACGGCACCGTAAAGTGGTCTTATACTACCGGTAATCCGATTTATGGCTCGGCGGCTATTGGCAGCGACGGTACAGTGTATGTCACCAGCACAGACCGCTACCTGTATGCTTTCCCTAGTGTTTCTGGCGCAATAGCTCCGCCACGCCATCTGAGACGAATTAACCCCTTAGTGTTAGGTGTGTTATCAGGAACAGTTCAGTAGTGTGATCCTTTACCCGTCCGATGAAAATTGAACCAGAGTCGGGAGTGATACCATGAACCCCGAAGTCTACGGAATCGCGGCCGTTCCCGTCATAATCGCCCTTGTCGAGCTGGCCAAGCGGATGGGTCTCAACCGGAAGTTTTCCCCGCTGCTGGCCCTGACCCTGGGCCTGATTATCGGCTTCGTCTACCTGGCCCCCGGCGACTACGCGAAGGCTGCCTGGCTGGGCGTTGTCACGGGCCTGGCCGCCACGGGACTGTGGTCCGGCGCCAAGAACGTCGCGGAGGGGCTAAAGAGCGGCGAGGAGGAGTGACCGTGGGCACCGTCATCCGCACCAACTATGCCCTGTGGAAGCCGCCCGACGACTGGCTCCAGGAGCTGGCCGCGAGCACGCCGGAGAAGGTCCGCATCAACGGGGGAGGGGAGGTCTCAAAACACACCCCCGGCGAGGTGGCCCGCGGCATCAGGGACGGCCAGGTGTGGGCCTACTATGGCGGCTACCCTTTCTACTGGCTCGACGCGCCGTGGGGCCTGCCGCCGGCCAACATCGGCCAGGAAGGCTTCTCGGCCTTCCTGAGGCAGGCCGGAATGTATTTTCCCCACGACTTCTGGGCGGACAAGAACCTATTCCAGTACCCGCGCGGCCTGCGGGTGCTCTCCGAGGACCTGCCCAAATTCATCATTCCTAACCCCTACGCCCCGAGGACGAGCCACATCTTCGGCAGCTTCGGGCTGAAGATCGAAAGCGGGTACTTCTTCTGGGCCTACGGCGACGGCGACGGCCAGGGCGTGACGCCGGATAGGTACGCCCGGTTCATCACCGAGGTCGTCGAGCCGCCCGTGCCGCAGCCGGTTCCGCCCGACGGCGCGCCGCCGCCGGCGCCCGACGGCAGGCAGGTGCCGCGGGGAGTGCCGCCGATAGTCTACGCGCTCGGCGGCCTGGGCGCGGTCCTCGGGATCTACGCGCTGGCGAGGAGAAGGTAAAGTGATCGGCCCGAACACGCCGTTAACCTTTAGCCCGGACCCGAACGAGATGGTCTCCCCGGAGCAGATAGACGGCTGGCTGAACGAGGTAACCGGCGAGAGGGTTTACCCCCGCACGGGGCTGGGCGCCGTCTACTGCCTCTGGGGTCGCGCCTACGGCCTGCGGCCCGAGATACTGGTCGCCCAGGGCGCCCAGGAGTGCTATTTCTACCGCGAGCACGACAACCCGCACTGGATGGCGTACAACAACCCCGCCGGAATGAAATACTATCGGGACCGCTTCGACCCCCTGGACGCGCCGCCGGAGCTGAACCGGCAGGGAGGCTGGGCCGTCTTCATGACGAAGCGCCAGGGCGTCAAGGCCCACGTGGAGCTGGCCCTGCGCTACGTCGAGGCCGGGGCGAACACGGTGTCGAAGTTCCTAACCCGCTGGGGAACCGGCCAGGTAAGCCGCGTGGTCGAGCGAGCCAACGCCATCCTGGGCTACGGGCGCCTGCCGCCGCCGGGCGTGCGGGGCGAGTTCACTGGGCAGGCGGTGTCGGAGCTGATGAGCCGGGGAGTTATGAGGGGCTACCCCGGCGGGTACGTGCGCCAGGAGTGGCCCCTGACCCGCGCCGAGATGGCGACCCTGCTGGCCCGCACCTTCTGGCAGAAGCTGACCGGCGTCGCCCCGGCGCCGCCGCCGCCGGACGTCCAGAATCACTGGGCGAAGGACAGCATATGCAAGGTGGTCGGCGTGGGGTGGATGGTCGGGTACCCGGACGGCAACTGGTACCCGGACCTGCCCCTGACTCGGGCGCAGACCTGCATGATCCTCTACCGCGTCGGGGCACCAGCCGCAACGGAGCAGCCGGCGCCGACCTTCGTGGATGTGCCGCCGGATGCCTGGCACTACAACGCAGTCATGTGGGCCTACACGCAGGGCTGGCTGCAGGAGTTCACCGAGGCCGACTACTTCGGCCAGGCCAGGTTCCTGCCGGACTACCCGATCACCCGGGCCGAGATGAGCATCCTGCTCTACAACCTGATGTCAGTGATGGGGATGCTGTCCGGCGTGGGCGCGGTCGGAGGAGGCAGCCGCCTGGTGCCGGCCGCGTGGGTGGCCGCCGAAGACAGGTGGGTACCGAAGTGGGCCGTGCCCGCCTTCGCCGGCAGGGAAGAGACGTTCGAGATGCCGTTTACCCTGGTACCGGCGGAGCGGGTGAGCGGGACGGGAAACACGCTGGCCCGGAGACCGTGGATCTTGATCGCGAGCGGGGCGGCGGCCGTGGCCGGGCTGGCCTGGCTGGCGACGAGAAGGTGAGCCCGTGCAGATCGGGCTCAAGAACCTGGAACAGATCATCCGCACCCTGGTCGAAGCAAGCGTGGACACGGGCATCGCCGCCGCTACCAACACCTCCCTGTACGTTGAAGATCCGGCGAAGGATTGGGCGGACAACACGCTGGCGGACCTGCTTGTCGAGATTACCGGCGGAAAGGGCAAGGGACAGGTACGCAAGATCGTATCAAACACTGCGACGAGACTCTACGTCACCCCGGCCTTTACCGTCGCGCCCGACACCACCAGTACGTACAGGATCGGCTTCTTCGGCAAGGTCAGCGGGGAGATAACGCAGTGGGCGGGAGTGCCGCTCAGTCCCAGGGACATCAGCCTCGATCTTGCCGAGCTGATGGCTAGACGCAGCACGGCATTCCCGATATGCGACAGCGTGGATGTGGGCACAAACAGCACGCTGATACTCGATGAGAATCCTTACCGGAAGTACGCCGCCATAATCAACGACTCTGATACGGTGATATATCTCGGCGTCGGCAGGGCAGCCCGGCTCAACAAGGGTATAAGGCTCAACCCCGACGGGGGCGTGTATGAGATAAACTGGACAAACCACCACGTGCTGGCCGTCTACGGCATCCACGGTGGCACCGGGACCAAGAGGGTATGTGTAGTGGGGGACGAGTAAGAGATGTCGATTGTCAACCCGCCAATACGAAGAATAGAAGAATATATCAGTCTACCTCCCGCCGGGCCGGAGTACCGAGGCCTGATAATTCTGGTGCGAAGCAACGGGAAAGCCCGTTCCTACATCTGCGTCGTCAACTCTTTCGGCAACTACGAGTGGAATCAGCTCTCCGAATCTACGTGAGGTGGGATCCGTGCCGAAGTTCGTCAAGGGCACCCCAACCGATTGGCAATGGGTCGAGATACAAGACCAGGATGTTCCCGACACCATGGCCCGCGATGCCGAGGTGGAGTCAGCTGTTGGCACTCATGCCTCTCTTGTTCAGACCTACGGCGCATCGGGCAGTTATCGTCTAGCGAAGACCTCGCGGACGGATCAGTTGCCTTCGTGGGCGGACATACCGGACAAACCCGCGACCTTCCCGCCCAGCGCTTACAAGTCTACCCACGCCTCGGGCGGGTCAGATGTCCTGACCCCGGCGGACATCGGGGCGGTGAATAAGGCTGGAGACACGATGACAGGAGATTTGACTTTCGACGCGACTGGAAGTGAAAAGCGAATAACTTTCAATACTGGACGTTTGACATATTTCTTTGGTCACCCTACCGACAAGATGGTGGGTCTATATGATGTTTCTAATGCCATTGTGTTGTGGGAGTGTAACCCCGTAAACAGAAGAATCTTTTTGAGAGTTCCGACCTATATTGAAGGCTACCTGGCCTGGCACGCAGGCAACGACGGCGCCGGCTCCGGCCTTGACGCCGACAAGATAGACGGCTACGACACTCCTCTCCCCGCCGCTGCCATCGCAGACGGGGCCGTAACCAATGCAAAAATACAGAACAAAATAGAAGTCGCCTGCGTCTGGGCAGGGGATTTCAGCCATGGTGCAGCGGGCTTTCCGTCTAAAATAACTCCTATTTTCCCCTGGCCAGCTCCTGTTAAGCTGGCAGACCCCGCCACCCTGCCAACGGGCTATGGCTACGGCGTCGCCTGGTCACCCAACGGCGAGTTTCTGGCCGTAGCACACGTAAACTCGCCGTACATCACCATCTACCAGCGGTCGGGCACCACGTTTACCAAGCTGGCAGACCCCGCCACCCTGCCAACGAACCATGGCTACGGCGTCGCCTGGTCGCCCAACGGCGAGTTTCTAGCTGTAGCACACATAAACTCGCCGTACATCACCATATATCAAACATCGGCAGATATGCCGGCAGAAGGAATAGTAATTATAAAAGGTATGCGGAGAGAAGGAACGTAAATAAGTGAAAAAGAGGGAAATCATAACCAAGACCCAAATTGCCGTCATAACTGCCAGCTGCACGATCGGACCTAAATGAACACCACTACCAGTTAAGTAGGAGAGAAGTGAACCAGCATGGCGTTCCCAAAGGGTACGGCGCTTGATTGGTCTTGGCAGGACCTCGCTGAGGCCGACATACCGGCCGAAATTGCGCGGGACACGGAAGTAGACGCCAAGATAACCAATCACAATAACTATGCGGGTCCGATTCATCCCAACGCCACAGGTATCGGAGGCAAGTCCTTCGGTGCTTCTGATGGCAACTTGCTGGTACTGCCTACCGCGACCGAGGGCCAGGTGCTCCGTCGCGACGCAACGGCCTGGGAAGCCGGAACCACACCCGAACGAGCCGTGGATGTGGTACCCTCACTACCTTCGGCCGGAGCCCAATATTTGGGAAAATTTCGCATCCTGCGGACCGGTACCAGCCAGGTAAGCAAGCTCTATCTGTGCGTGCAGAATTCAACCGACAACTATGAATGGATTCAGGTGGCCATTTCGACGTAAGCCATGAGCATCAACACCTCTTTCATCGGCATATCACCCATAACCGCGAACCGCATCGATGCCTACATCCGGTCAGTCAACCCAAAGGCCCCGGCCCTGGGAGAACACTACGTCCGCTTCGGCCGGAAGTTCGGGCTCCGGGCCGACCTGGCCGCGGCCCAGATGATCCTGGAGACCGGGTACCTGCGCTTCGGCGAGCAGATCTGCCCGGAGCAACACAACCCGGCGGGCCTGAAGTCAAGACATGGCGGATTTCAATCCTTCACCACCTGGGAGCAGGGCGTCCATGCCCATTACGAGCGCCTGCAGTGCTACGTCTACCCGAGCGACGTCTCGGGCCAGGGCGGCATGTACGACGACAACTACGGGCACTGGCGGTACTTTCACCTGATGGAGAAGTACGGATCGGCGGACCGGCTGATCGACGTGGCGCGGTTGTGGACGGAGGGTGACGCGGAGGAATACGCGCGAGCGGTGTGGAAGATAAAGGTGGCCATGACCGGCGAGGAAATCGTGCCGGCGCCGAGGCCCTGGCTGATCATGCTGCTGACCGCCGGAGCGCTGGCCCTGCTGCTGTGGAGGCTGACAAGATGAATCAGTGGCCGAGCTACGAACAGGAATTCTGGCTGGACTTCCTGCGCGGACTCGTGTCCGGGCTTGCGGCGGGGCTGATCGTGTACTTCCTGCCGCCCCCGCCCCACAGGACCGCGGGAGCGGGATCCGCGCCGTCGCTGGCGCTAACCGCGGTTGCGGGCGTGTCCACGGCCCTCATCATCCAGGCCATTTCTCGGGCCGTGATCGGACAACGATGAGAGAACCAGGCGCAGGGCCTCCCGCGCGGCCTCCCGACGCACCGCCTCCGGATCGACGGCCGCCCGAGCCGCGGCCCGGAGCCTCGCGCCTTCCGCCTCGGGCGTCCGTCCGTAGATCAGGCATACAAGACGCCCCATCGCGGTCTGGTGGAACGAATCCAGATCCTCAACCTCCTCCTCCAGCTCCCTGCGGACATCGTCCCGGACGACCAGCACCGGTCCGGGATCGTAGCCCTGGGCTTCGAGCAGCGCCGCGAAACCGGTGAGGTGGAGGTAGAGGTAGGCGCGGTGAAGCGCCGTCCGGTAGTATTCCGCGTAATCCTCCCTAGCGCGCTCCAGGGCGGCGCGCACGAGCCGCAGGCACCCGGCGGCGTCTCCGCACCGTGACGAGCGCCCACCCGCCCGCCTCGGGGATGAAAACCCCGAAGAGGGCGCGGCCGCGCCCGTCCCTGCCGAGCCTGATGTAAACCGCGCCGGCAACCACCCTCACCCCTTTCAGGAACGCGGAGACAAGGCGGCTCCGCACCCACCCGGGCCGCAGCTCGCCCCCTCCGCCGTAGTCGAGCCACCTCTGCCTCGCGTAGCGCGTTATTCTCACCCGCATCGGTCCACCCCGGCAAGCGCGAAGGGCAGGCGGAGGAAATCCCCCTCCAGCTCCTCCTTCAGCTCCGGCCTGTACAGCACGGAGGCGGGGTGATAGACGGGATAGACGCGCCATCCCCCGAGCTCCAATACCTGCCCCCTGACCCGCCCGACGGAAGCGTCCGGATCGAACCAGCGCAGGGCCGTGTTCCCTAGGGTCACCACCAGGTCGGGGGCCACGACAAGGAGCTGCATCTTCAGGAAACCCCGGCAGGCCGCCGACTCGTGGGGCAGGGGCTGCCGGTCCCTGTCTCCGTTTGCCGGCCGGCACTTGACCGTGTTGGTCACGTAGACGTCTTTCCGCGAGAGAGCGAGGAGGGAAAGAAGATGGGTCAGGATTTCGCCCGCTCGGCCCGCGAAGGGACGGCCCTTCAAGTCCTCGTTCTTTCCTGGCCCCTCGCCAACCAGAAACAGCCGCGCGCCGGGGTGGCCCTCGCCGGGCACGGGCCTGGTCCTGGTCCCGTGGAGAGGACAGGCAGTACAGGTAGAGATCTGGGCCGCCACGTCGCCCAGAGCGGCGAGGCGAGCCGCGCGCTCGCCCGAAGGAAGAGGCCGCGGCCCGAGCAGGGCCAGCAGAACCTCCTGCCAGGCCAGTTCCAGTCCCGCCACCAGGTCGCCGATGAGACTGTCGGCGGAGAAGAAAGCTCGGCACATCTCCCGGTAGCGGGACGCCACGGGCTCCGGCACCAGGGAAAGGAACTCCCGCGAGTAGGTGCGGGAAATGCGACGGTAGACCTCCTCCAGGTACTCAGTCATCTCGCCGCGCCTCCCATCGAAACCGGGCCGCCACGCTGCGGCATCCGTCCAGGAAAGCATCTCTCCTCTCCGCCGCGTCGGGACCCAAGAAGATAAAAATGTGCACAAAGCCGACGGCGATACGCACGCAGCCCAGATACTTCCCCACCTCGAAGTAGAACGGAAGCGCCCAGCTGAACGGCTGCAGAATGACGAAGCCTGCCAATCGAACCACCCCTCTCAGGATAGCTCCGCTCGCCCCGCCTGCGGCGGGGCTCGCTCCGGGGGTTTTCTACTGCTTTAAGGGGCACCAGCACCTCAAATCGGGGTGCTTGATGCTCGTACAGGCCCGTAGAGGCCCATCTGCGGACGCGCCAATACTTTCCCCTTTACCCGTTTTCAAGACGGGGCTTCCTGCGCCTTTTCACGGGTATGTAAGCCCAGCTACTGCCCGGGTAAATGAGAGGGCCGCACCATTCCTTCCGGTATAGTTGCACATCTGCACAGTCGGGGTCTCTGGAAAGAGTTCGTACCAGGGTCTCAGCCTTCACGATGGTGCGTACTCGGCTGACGGCGACATCGCCGTTCCTGAAGAAAGACCAGACCTCAAACCTGCTGATCGGCTTCGGCATCTTTGACCCCTCCTTTCCGCCGCCGCGCCCTCTCCCGGGCGCCGGGTACAAAGGTCCCGGACCCGGGAGGTGCTGTACGCCCCCGGGCGGGCGCTCGGACGCCGGACCCCGAACCGGCGGCCTATCCTCCCGCCCGGGAGAAGGCGCGACGGCACGCTTCACGCCGTTTCGCTTCACCTCTCGTTTTGCGACAAGACGACTCGTGACACCTCTCGTCGACGCATCACCTCGCGTCTCGCGTCGCTTCTCGTCGCCCGGCTCGTTTCATCGCGTCCCGATTCTCGATGTCACGCCGTGGGGCATAACGTTTCTCACCGCCATCGCGACCCGGGTCGACTCGTGATAAATCTCGCCGCCAGTCCACAGCATCCCATATCATTTCTCGTCGCCACGGCATTGCACGCCACACCTCGCCGCCGTGCCGAGCCACTTCACGCCCGCTCATCTCCCGGCGTCGATGCGAATCCGCGCGTTACGGCTCGGAGCAGGGCGACACACATCATATCGAACCTCGCAGCCGGCCCACCCCGGCCCGCGCCCCGCCAACACGGTCCGCACCTCGAAGCCACACCAGCTCACAACATGGTGTTTCTCGAATCCCGCCCACCGCAGGCCAGAACGCCACGGTTCAGGTCTCGAACCTGCTTCGTGGCCATTTCACCTCAGCCCAAGCCAGCCCATACCTCGAAGCCACAACACATCACCGCAGGCCAGATCTCGAATCCGTTCCATTGCACACCGAGCCATCCCTCGTTACCACTCACAAGCCAGTCCGCCTCTCGCTGCCGCAGTAGTCTGCTACGCTTTGGCCGCCAGAACCTCCTCCACCCGAGGCGGCCAGATCTGCTTCATCTCCCACTCGTAGCGACCCTCGCCCATAGACCTCTCGCCGCCGTAGCCGTGCACCGAGCCATACTCAAAGATGGCCTCCAGGACGGCATCCGTAATGAACCCATCGTCCAGCACCAGGAGCTCGAATTTGAGTGTCGGCCGTTCGACGTACCGGATGACCTTCAGTGCCGAACGAGGCCCGAGGGCGGTCATGACGTGTACGGCCTGGTCGTACTGGCCGTCCTCCTTTTGGACGGGCTTTCCGTCGCGGAGAATATGGACGCGATAGGGTTCTATGTAGACGCGGTTGGCCAGAATGGACTTGAGATTCCTGATCCTTTCCTTCAATCCCTTCGTCGTCTTCTTGCCCTTCTTTTTAGGGGCCTTCTCGCTCTCCGGGGCCTCTTCGTTCTCGAAAATCTCCTCATCCGCCCCGAGATTCGCAGCCAGATACTCGCGAAGCTGATAGGCGCAGTCTTTTATGTGACTGCGTATCGTGGCCCCCCGGACGAACAGCCCATTCTCATCCCTCTGAAAGCCCAGGGTGATGCGCTCGATCACGTCTTCAACGTTGTCCGTGGTGGCCGCGACCTCGGCCTCGATCTCGTCGAAGCTCGGGCCTTCCGGGGGCTTCTCCTTCGGGGCGCGGCTCTCGATCCAGGCCCGCACGAGCTCCCGGTTCTGCGGGACGGACCCGCACAGCAGGTTGGTGAAGCGCCAGGTCACTTCGTAACGACGCCACATGCTCTCTCCTCCTCGAACAGATGCGGGTTAGCTAATCAGAAGACAAAAGCAGCCTCGGGATCGTCTAAAGGCATCCCGGCCCGACGTTTGGCGAGAATGGCCTCGGCGTACCGCCTCGCGTCGCCGAAGAAGCGCACGTGGCTGCCGGCGCGCTGGTAGGCGTCGCGCCAGTTCCTTCTACCTCTGAGCAAGATCGCCAACCTCCTTCTCGGGTATGCGTTCCCAACACACGTCCGCCATAAACCTGATGGCCGTGGCCGCTACCTGATGGGCTTCCTTGTACAACTCTTCGGGCGGCGCATCTTTCTTCACCGCCTCCCAGAGCTCGTCCAGCTCCTCCTTGATGATGGCGTACCCCTCGTGGCCCGACCGCATGGGAGGATGCCTCTTCGCGGCAAACCTGCACTCTTTGGCCACATCAGCCAGGATCTCGACCATCTTCCACTCCCTCATCCGCCAACCCCCTCCGGCGCCCCGAAGTTTCCAGCGTGCCGTACTTGATCCAGGATCCGCACCAGTGGTAACGGGCCTTTCCGTTGCCGGCCCACGACCAGAGGGCGAAATGATTCTCCTTACCGCAAGGGCAAAGCACCACCTCCCGTGTTATGTTCATGCCGTCTTGGTACCGGTAAAGCCTTTCAGCCTTCCGCATTTCCCGCACCACCGCGTTCCTCAAACACATTCTTCAAATCCAGGGCCGCTCGAATCACTTCCCAGGCTATCGGGCGTATTATCTCGACCGGCTCTTCCCACGAATGGCCCCGTCTCTCCATCTCCTGGGCCAACTTTCTGGCTATACTTGCAGCCGCATCCAGACAGGAACAACCACCCGCTACCCTGACGCCGGTCGAAATCTGGCTGATATCCCATTCCTTATGGTCACGATCAAGACGACCGTCGGTCCACTCGGGCGGATGCAGGCACAATCCCGGAAACTCGGGGCTCACGAAACACGGCCACTCCTTGCGGTAAGGCCCCGAGCATCCCATGAGTGCCATTTGAAACATGCCCTTCGTCAAGCCTTCCGAAGTCGCCACCGTCTGGGAAACCGGCAGCACGCTTCCGCATATCGCGCACTTCCAATCCTGCTCCGCGGCCGCCGAATACCAGGCCGTACCGCACTTCTGACACACACGCCTCTCCATCCGAATCGCCTCCTAGCCATTCAGTGCCCTCCATAACAGATCCGCCCGTCTCTTCCCGATGCCGTCCACGCTCTGCAACTCCCTCTTGGTGCACGCCCACCGCAGGGGAACCTCCCCGAAGCGGTCGAATATCGCGCCGGCCAGGGTCGGCCCGATCCCCGGAAAGCCCTGGAGGATGTGCAAGGCCCAGTCCCGGTCTGTCCGGTCGCCCCACTCGGTCCTGGGTTTGGGCCGCACTGCCAGGGACCGATGGACCTCCTTGCGGTAGTAGTCCCGCATCTCCAGTATGGCGGCCGCGGTGTCGCCGACCCCCTCGGTGCGCTCCACAAGGAGGCCCTCGCCCTGGACCGACCGCAGGAGGTTGCGGAGTTGGGCCTTCGTGTAGCGGCTCCCAGGGAGGAGCAGGCGGCCGTCCGTCGCGCTGTCCGCCCGCCCCTCCACCAGGAGCACGCCCACGGGAAGGCGCTTGAGCAAAGCCACCTCGCGGGCCAGCCGGCCGTCCTCCAGAGAGCGCAGGAGGTCGGAAACCGTCTTGCGCTGGACCCCGACCAGGCCCGGCTTTCCGGAAAAGAGATAGTCCGCGCCGTGCTCCTCGGGAAGCAGATCCGTCACGCCGCCGACCAGAGTGATCAGATCCGAGGGCTCGGCGGGCGAGACGAGAATCATACCTTCACCTCGCTACCGTCACGACTGAGGTGGCCATATGATTCCCGTACCGAGACAGGCTCGGCAAATGACGTAATTGATGGCGGTGGAAGTCAAAAGCTGTGGGTTGTAAAAATAGTCCGGAACGGTCCCTTTGCCGTGGCAAATGGGACAGATCCAGGGTCCAGAACTATAAGAAAGCCAGTTCATCAACCTCACCTCCGGAACATTCGGGACACAATATAGCCCTGCCCCTCATCACGGCATCTTCGCGGACGCGCCGCTCGCACCCCTCACAACGGAAGACCCAGCCGTCCCGAATCAGAACCTCCACTGGCACCGGGCCGGGAGCGTACCGGTCGTACTCCGGCGCCCGCTTCGCCCGAAGGAAGACAAACTCGGTGTCTAAGGTCGAGCGGACCTTGGCCTGGCCCGGGTTGCCGGCAAAAACCACCTCCGCGGCGTAGACGCCCCCGTTTACGTCGTCGGGCTCGTAAACGACATACGCCTTTTCGTCAGAACTGCTCATCGCCGGTTTCTCCTCCTTGACTCGTGCGCCATCTTCCGCCACCGACAGCGCCTTTCCCGCCAATCTTTTTTTTTGAGATGATAACCCTTGGCGTGCCCGATGCGAACAGCCGTCCGGGTACTGTCCGCGAATGGTCATCCAGGGTGACTGCCTGAATAATCGGGCCATATGCCCAAGCAGAAGCGAATGCCATATATTCACCTTTCCATCCTCCGCTTCCTCAGTCTCCTGTGGCACACGGTGCAATTGCCCGGGTCGTCGTCATCCCGCGAGACTACGTGCACGCGACCCAGTATGAACCACCTGCCGCACAGAGATATATTGCCGACGAAATAGTGGTACTTGGTGGGAAGAGCCCCGGTCACCACCAGCGGCATTGCCCAGCCTTCGTTCACGCTCTCACCGCCACCTGCTCGGTTTCATAGATCCTGACTCCCGGTATCTCTCTGACCCCGGCCTGCACCGCGCGGATCTTCTTCGCGTCCACCGTCAGGTACTCCCGGGGCACCAGGGATTCGTCCACCACCTCGAATGTCCAGACCTTTCTTGTCGTCACCGTTCCAGCTTCGGTTCGCACCGTGGCCGGCGGCGGGGGAGGGGGCGGCAGGTCAGGCAGGGTCTCGCCGTGCTCGGCAGCGACCTCCCGCTTCAGCCGTGCCAGCTCCTCCTCATCGCGGCGTTCCTGCTCCCTGCGGGCGCGATACTCGACGATAGCGGCCCGGAGTTTCCCGTCCACCCTGTCCAGAGGCTCCAGCCACTTTTTGAAAAAGTCATTTATCCGCCGCAGGCTCTCGTTCAGTGGCGCGGTGAAGTGCTTTCGCCGCTCCTCCAGCCGCTTCCTCAGCCTGGCCACCCGGGCCAGCATGTCGGAAGCCACCCGCAGCTCCCGGTCCCCGGTGATAGTCAAGGTGGTGGTCTCGCTCTCCAGGGCCGCTATGTCGGCGACCAGGCTCTGCACCGCATCGTAGGTCACTGCTCTCCACCCCTCAGGACGTACTCGTACTGGTGCGGCAGGCTCACCAGTTCCTCGTGATCGAAGGGCTTTCTGCCGCGGTCCTTGACGGTCGTTATCTTCCACCACCGCCGCGACTTCTCGCGCACGCCCTCGAAGTAAAAGACGGTGTGCACCTGGTGAACCAGATGCTTTTGCCCCGTGGGCCGCATTCCCAGCCAGCCGTAGGTGTCCTGGACCTCGGCCTCGTCCCGCTTCTCGATTTTCGCGGCCGCCGTCACGACATAAAGGTGGGCCGGGAAGGTGGGCTCGATGAGATTGAACCATAGCTGCTTGTACAGGCGATTGATCACCTGCCAGTCCTTGTCGCCTTCCAGGACGTGCAGGGTCTTGGCCTCCTTCTTCAGGCCGGCCCGCAGGTTGGCCTCCAGTTTCATGCGGGCCTCCAGGAAGTAGTCGCCCATCTCCTCGCCGAAAACGCGCTCGACGAAATACTCCTGGACCGCATCCCAGAGCACGTCCGCGCGATCTACGCACACCCAGTCACCGGGCTGGATCCGGTCCACCACGTGGCGCACGGCTTCGACCCATTCCTGCCACCAGAAGACAGGGTACACCTCGACGTTATCCAGCCCCCTGAACTCGGTGGACAGCAGGCGAGGGTAAGAGTCGTCGGAGTCCAGGACATAAGCCCGGGCGCCACGGCCGCGGACCGCTGCGGCTATCCGCAGGAATTGGTAGGATTTGCCCGCATTCGGGGGGCCGAAAACCAGAATGCGCTCGGTATCCACTATCCGTCCCACCCTTCGCAATGGCCGCACCAGGGACACATCAAGCGGTCCGGAACGCCATTCTGCCCGAAGTCCACCAGACACGGCCCGCCGCACGCCGGGCACTCGCCTTCGCCGCACACCCACTCTTTAACGTTCCCCCATACATCCACTTCGACGATCCAGCTCAAGCAGGCCCCTCCTTTCCGCCTCCCGCAATGCGGCCTTTCTGTTCCAGTTACGGGTCTCCTTCTCGACAAGCAGCAGCAACTCGCCATCGTCCAGCTCCCGCAACCCAACCAGGTACCAGGGGGACGTAACGTCTGGAGCAAGCAAGGTTTCGAGCAACGAATCCTTCAGTAGGGTCTCCATCGTCAACTCCTCCTCGCGGGTAAAGAGATCTCCCCGACCCGCACGTCGAACCCCTCGGCGAGCAGACGATTGCGGATTATCTCCCCATCCTCTCCCACCCGACTCAGGTAGAATTCGGGCACGCCTCCCGTCTGGAGGTCCTGGTACACCGGGCCAAAGTCATGCTCCAATCGGATAAGCGTTTGCTGGTAGCGTTGCTTGCCGTCGCCGTACCGGTAGGGCACCACGACGCCCAGAGCGGTGGCCACGAACCGCATCCGGTAAATCTTCAGACCCGCGTCCCTGGTCTCCGTCTTGTATACCGTGTACACGACTTCCACGCCGGCCCTTCGGACCTCGTCGACGAAGGCGTCCACGCTAGGTACGTCCAGAATCATGCCCGTCCTCCTCCTTTGCTTTTCGGATGGCCGCCCGCAGGCGCAGCCATGCGGCGGTGACCTCCAGGGCCGCGGCGTCAACCAGGTCGGGCTCGACGTAATCGAAGCGCGAGCACGCCGCCCGGTACCCCTCCAGCGCCTCAAAGAACTCCTCGCGGGCAGAGGAAATCATACTGGCACCTTCCTCCGAAGCAAAGATCGTCGTCCGGTTTAGGCAGGCGATCCTTGAGAGCCGCCAGCTCCACCTCCAGCAGGCGCTCCTCCACCTCCCGGAAATCCAGGTCGTTGACCACGTACCGCTCGGTCTCGCCCGTGTCCCGGCATTTGACCACGTACAGGGCAGGAAGTCCCAGGGCACGGGAGTAGACCGCCATCTGGCACCGGTGCTTGTACGAAATTCCCTCCCTCCTCAGCTGGCCGAACATCCAGCGGCTCATGGTCTTAATCTCCAGGACGTAAAGCTCGCGCTTGCCCCGGGCCGCCACGCCGTCAACGTGACCCCTCACGACCAGGGCACCCAAGTCGACTTCAATCTCCTTCTGCCGCTGGAACACCTGCCAACCCTCGCGCACCAGATCCTCGACGATCCACTCCTCGTGCCGCTGGCCTTCACGGGCCGCGAGCAGCAGATACTCGCTGTCCGGCTTCGGCACGTAACCCAGGCGAGCCGCGCCCAGCATCCTGCGGCAGTAACCGGAGGCGGAGGCCCGGTAGACGGGCCTCCCGGCCTCCAGGTATACGATGGGCCGCTCGTCAGCCACGTGCCTCCCTCCAGACACGCGCCCAGAAGCCGTCCTCACCGTCGTTGAGGATATCGGCCTTGAGCTCGTTGTCGGACCGCACTTCGGGAATCTTGATGGCCTCCATCTGGAACTTCAGGCACTGGTCGTGCTCCAGGGCCAGCTTTTTCAGCCGCGCCATGAGATCCTCAGGTTGGAATTCCCCGAAAGTCTCCCGCGCCGCGATGGTGACCTCCTCCTCGGTCAGAGACTTTGCCTGCTTCGGGAGCTCGACGACCTTGCCCTTCTCCCGCCGGTCGCCCAGGTAGGAGACGGGCATCAGCCGCGAGGTTTTGCCGCCCCGCTCCGGCATCAGGCCCTCGTACTTGACCTCCTCGCGCTTCATGTGGAAGCCCAGGCCCACCCACACCTTGGCTTCCTTGGCCGAGCCCCGGGAGCGCATGTTCACGCCGAGGTCTTTGACGACCCGGTTGATGAGCCGGCCGTACATGGAGGAATCCACGAAGCGCTTCCGGCCGTCCTTGTGCTCCACCCGGGCACCCTCGGCCCGGATCTGCCACCCGGACCCAAGACTCCACGGTATCGGCTGCTCGAGGTCCACGTCCGGCGACTCGCAGTACCACAAAAGCAGCGGCACGGGTCGGCCCTGGCTGTCGGTGTACTCGGCGAGGTAACCGAACTTGGCGTCCACGATCCAGCAGTCAAAGTCGTCGGGCAGGCCAGATTCGGTTTCCCAATCGTCGTCAAGATGCTTCTTGATCTCCTCGGGCATGAAGATGAACCTCCTCCTCGGTTTTTCAGATAGCTCCGCTCGGCCCGCCTGCGGCGGGCCTCGCTCCGGGGGTTTTATACCGCTTTAAGGGGCACCAGCACCTCAAAGGCTTAGACTTGATCCGGGGCTCTCACCTCCAGGGCCTCGCGCCACCACTTGGGGAAGGTGTGGCGCCACGTTTTCAGCAGGCGGCCGAACTGGGTGTCGAGGATGTACGTCACTGCCCAGTCTTTCTCGTGCCTGACCCCGCGGCCGCTCATCTGAACCAGGGTCCTGATGGCGTCGACGGTGTACCAACTCTGCCCGTCCGAGGCCGAGTAGAGCCGCTTCCGGACCTGCTCGTCCCCAAGGCTGCGAAAGGGAACCTTGATGATGATTATGACGCGGCAGAGGTCGTCCGGTAGGTCGACACCCCGTTCGAGGCTCGGCGCCACCATCACCAGGGACCGGGATGACGCCTTGAATGCCTCGATGGCCTCCTCCCTCCGGGCCGCGGTGTCATACATGACCATCCGCTGCCGGTGGCGGCTGTTGGCGCAGACGTACCTGGTCAGCGCATAGGACACCGCGTGCACCAGCACCTTATCCTTCGAGTGCTCGTCCAGCACGCGGTCCAGGGCCGCCACCACCCGCGGCCACTCCTCGACCTTCGTCTTCTCGGTCATGTTGGCTGCGGGGAGGTAGTAGATGGGCCGATTCTCCTTGGGAAACGTGCTGGGCAACTCCACGTAGTCGGCCTGGTCGGCGGGGATGCCCAGGTTACGGCACATCTGCTCCTTGCTGATGATGGTCGCGCTCATCAGCAGGAACCGCTCGCCGTGCCGCCACAGGGCGCGGTCCGCGTACCGGCCCACGAAGACGGGCCGGAAGACCCACGGGCCGTTCTGCATGTCCTCGCTGCAATTGGCCCACATGGTCTGGCCCACCTCGCGGCGGAAGAAGGCCAGGCGCTGCTTGATGCGCTTGAGGTCGTTAAGTTCCTTTAGTTCGGCAATGCTGGCCGCGTGCCACTCGCGGTCTGTGAGCAGGTGGATGCGCTCCTCGACCGCCGGCAGGGCCAGCCGGTCCACCCACTCGACCCACGCCTCCTCCTTGGTCTTGTACCGTGGCGGCTCCAGCCCGAGCCTCTGGATCAGCCGCGGGGAAATGGTCAGCTCGACGAAGTTCATCAGCTCATGCTCCAGGGTGTCGGCCTCGTCGAGACATACCCAGGGCCAGCCGGAGAAGCCGCCGGCGTAATTGGCCTCGTTCAGGAACATCGCGGTGTTGAGGACCGCGAGGTTCGCCGCCAGGGCGCGCCGCTTCTGCTGCTCGTACGGGCAGTTCCTCTCGTCCGTCACACACTTTCCCTCGATGGCGCACTCGGGATACCCGGAGCAATTGGGCGGACAGCACCACCGGCAGCGGGGATCCTGTTTGCTCTTGGTGCAGAGGCCGGCATGGACATCCGGGAAAAGGTGCGGAAAGTACCCGGTGCGGTAGTTCTGGCGACCCTTTAGCTCCACGGCATACGGGAAGTCCCCCGTAAACTGGGCCTGGAGGCTCTTGGTGGTGCAGCAGTAGACCATCCTGTTCGTGGTAAGGCGCTGGACCGCCGCGGCTATGAGGCTCTTGCCCGTGCCCGTGGGGGCCTGGAGAAAGATCCATCGCTTGTCGGAGGCCAGTATCTGCTCCAGGGCGTCCTCCTGGACCCGGCGAAACCGGGAGAACTTGGACGGCAGGCCCAGTTTGGCGGGCAGCCAGCGCGGAACGTGGTCAGTCTCCCCGTTTGAGGTGCTGGTGCCCCCAGAGCGTTTTAAAACCCCCGGAGCGAGGCCGCCGGAGGCGGCCGAGCGGAGCTTTCTCTTACGGAAAAGCACCACGGCCAGGACGTGGGAGCAGATGCATTTTTCCCGGGTGCCGCCCCACATCCTCTCGTAGCAGTCGCACCGGTAGTGCCGGCCGGCCAGGCGCACCTGGTACTCCTCGCGGCTGTCCCCCAGG